ACCATAGCGTTCTAGTGACTCCAGTTCGTACTCGAGGTTGCGAATGCGACTGTCGATGAGCTTGCAACACAACGTCAAGTCGTTACCGTCACCATGAAACATGATGGCAGCAGTCTCAAGCTGTGCGTAATGCTGTTGCCATGCTTCATCGTATGACTGCTTGGCTTGCTCTGAGAATGTCTCGTGTTGCAACTGTCGTGCAATTTCATCAAGATATTCTGTCGTGATGTCCTGCAACCGTGGTAGTTGCTGGCAGCGTTGTCTGAGCTGTTCTGATAATGATAGTGATTGCACAACGTCCTCCTTCTCCATTTTTGCCTCATCTCTTGAATTTGACTGGTCAAGATATTGCTCTACTGCGAAGTCCATTAATGTTTCGGTTGTCATGTAATTCTCCTTGACGTTGTGGGGTAGATGACAATCACCTACCCCTAAGTTGGCTTAACTGGATGCTTGGTCTTTGTTCCACTCTAACAAGTAGAACCCAGCCCCCATGAGGTTGTTCATGCAATCCAATAATTCTTCAACCAGATATGGATGATGATGACTGGTCTCATCATGCTCCTCAAGCATAAGCTTGACGTAATCGTAGTTGGTAAGTTCGATACGAATTGCCATGTCCATATCAAAGTCTTTAGTTAAAGTCATATCAGCCTCCTACTGAATGTTGATGTCAATGAGTGAAGCAAGTTGCTCTGCTCTGTGGTAGTCACCGTTTGATAAAGCATCCTGTATCTCACAACGTACCATATCAAGGTCATCGAACTCGTAACCAGAATGGAAAGTATCTGGTACTTCGTGATGTGATGTTACTGTTTCTGCAATGATTTGATTCTCGTCTTTGATAGTCATGTCAATTTCTCCTTTACGAATGACAATTAAAAGAACACACACGTTTGTTTTTGCGTGATTGCGAACCACCCAAACTGCTCTCGAACAGGTGCAAGCGCAAAAGGGGTTTCACCCCCTTGAAAGGAAGTAGTACAACTCATCTCTTTTTTTCCCTTCTTAAAGACGAGACTTACGGAAAAAAAGAGATGCCATGTCGAGCTACGTCTCGACTCAATTAAATAAACTTGCTTTTTTTGTGCTTGAGATTAAGGTTCTTGCTACTCATACCTGCAGTAGCAAGGTTCTTTAGCGGACGCCTGTTGGCCTCTTACGTGAGACACCAGCTTACTAGCTGGATGTCGCAACTTAGAGGTGAGAGTAGTTTAAAACCGCAGGTATAATCTCGCAAAAATAAATGTGTGTGTGGGTCGGCCCCGCCGACACTCGGGCATTCCTTGCCCGAGACAACTAGACCGTCTGTTAAGACAAATTCCAAGCAACGGCTCGATGCCGTTGTGCGGAAGAGGAACCTACGCAACGGCTTTTTGCCCACTAGCAACATGCAAAATTAATGTCGAGCTTAAGGTAAGCTAGTGATAGTCTGGAGTGTGAGTGGCAGGCGACCTACTGGATCGCCAACGAAACGGAAGACAATCACCCAACCGAACTTAATTTTGTATACTTGCTAGTGACGCAAAAAACGGCCGTTAGGTGATTGACTTACGAACCCCTCGATGGGGTCGAAAGTCAACGTCCTCATCATACAAAAAGCCAAAAGCAAACTATGATGAGGACATTTGCCGTAAGGCAAACTAGTTATGCTACGCACAACAGTGTGACGGGAAAGCGCAGAGTGATGAAACGGCGTTACGTTTCTGTGATCAAACTGACAACAGTTTGCCCATCTGGAAGATGCCCGTCTGGCGAAGACTTGCCGTAAGGCAACTATCGGACGGCAAAGCCCCGATTTCGTAAAATGTGTCTTGACAGCTAGTTGAGATTGGTATGTATAATCGTCCGTAGACGCAGTGATTGGCCCACGGATATGACGAAAGCAAACGTTACACAACAAGAGAAATATAAGGCAGGGATTGTTCCGATGGAAGACATCGAGAAACATGCTCCTGCCGCACAAGTTGGGAACGAGAAGCTAACGGAAAGCCAAGCAGAGTTGGTGCATGCAATCTTGCATAACGGTTGCAACCCCACTGAAGCAGCACAGCAGCTGGGTAGGAACAAAGCTTGGGCGTACAATACACTGAAGAAACAACACGTTATCGAATACCGACAGCAGTTGGCTATGATGACCTTGGGATGGGACGCCACACAAGCGATGGCAACTATGCGTGAGTTGTTGGGCAGCAAGTCTCAGTACGTTAGGCTGGAAGCCGCTAGGGATTTGATGGACAGGGCAGGATTTAGACAGGACGTGGTGCGTACTCCGTCCACCGCCGTACAGATAAATTTCAATGTCGACTAAAGGGGTCCCACGGGTGTATAGGCTTACGATAACACCGACCTTAAAAAACTGCGGCTAGTCCGTAAGAAGGTGAATTGCACACGCAATAGACCTAAATAACCTAATAGAGCCAAAATATTTTTTATCATAGGAGGTAATTATGGGTGAGCAGTCTACTGGAGATAGTGGCACAGCTTACGCTGAAGAAATTGATTATCTTGCAAAACAGAGAAAGCGAAAGCAAGAAGAAAGAGCCATGCGTTTACAGGAAGAAGAGACAGGAAAATCTTTATTTGCCAGAAGTGAATCTGGGAACATTATAAGGTCTGCTTCTTCTCGTAGTGCTGTCACAAACAGAGCTGGTCGTCAGGCACAAGAAGACTATCGTGCTGCTTATGAAGGAAGAGAATCCAGAGATATGGATGCAGAGTTTCCAATGGGAGATGAGAGTGAAGTAAGTATGCAGACAGGCGGTCAAAACAAACTCGAGCCTAAAAAGACTATAAAAGGCCCAAGTGCTGCAACAAGGCGTTTATTGGCTCAAGGTCAAGTATCACAGAAAACAAGACAGTTCTATTGATATGAATTTAGACTATAAGCCCCCTGGCCCCATAGCTAAGGCTTTTATGAAGGATCAATCGTTTGTCCGTGGAATACGAGGCCCAGTTGGTTCTGGGAAGTCTGTAACGTGTTGCATGGAAATAATGCGGAGGGCTGTCAATCAAGCCCCTAATTCTGCTGGGGTACGCAGAACACGATGGGCAGTTATTCGTAATACCAATCCCCAACTGAAAACCACGACTATTAAGACGTGGCGGGATTGGTTCGGGGATGAAGTTGGCAAGTTTGTGTGGTCTCCTCCATATACACATCTTGTCAACTTCTCTCTTGCCGATAAAACATCTGTTGAATGTGAAGTCATATTTTTGGCTTTAGATAAGCAAGAAGATGTTAAAAAACTTCTATCTCTTGAATTAACTGGTGTTTGGCTTAACGAAGCAAGAGAGCTTCCAAAGTCTATAGTTGATGCTTGTACTATGCGTTGTGGTCGTTTTCCGTCTATGAGAGACGGTGGCCCAAGCTGGTATGGGGTAATTATGGATACAAACTCTCCAGATGAAACACATTGGTGGGGAATTATGGCTGGTGAAGTGCCAGCACCCGAATATATGGCCTCAGAAGAAAAACTTTTGCTTGTAAAGCCCGATGATTGGACATTTTTTGCTCAAGAAGGGGCTATGAAAGAGAAAAAAGACGAAAATGGTCAACTTTTGGGCTATGAAAAGAACAAAAAGGCTGAAAATACGCCAAATTTACAGTCAGATTACTATGAGAAAATAATTCTAGGCAAAACGCCCCAGTGGATTAAGGTTTATGTGCTAAATCAGTACCAAGCCCTTATGGATGGCAAAGCTGTCTACCAGTCTTTTAGAAAGGAGAGTCACGTTGCTACATCGCCAATCGAACCGATTGATGGGGTTGAAATTATTGTCGGCATCGACTTTGGCCGCACGCCATCGGCAATCTTTACGCAGCAGCTACACTCAGGACGATGGACAGTCTTTCACGAAGTCATCGGACAAGACATGGGGGCTGGACGATTTGCAGAAGTCCTCAAAAGAGAAATCATCAGAAACGACTGGGAAAAACACACACTGAAGTTTATAGGAGACCCTGCTGGTAATCAGATGGCACAAACATCTGAGCAAACGCCCTTTATGATACTCAGGGCGGCAGGAATAAATGCTTATCCTGCACCAAGTAATGATGCTGTTATGCGTGTTGAAGCGGTTGAGGGTGTCCTTAATAGAATGACAGATGGTTATCCAGCAATGAAAATTAGTCCTAGCTGCACAGTTCTGGTTGCTGGCTTTGAGGGTGGATACCAATACAAGCGTACTTACAATATGGGTAGTGAGAGATATGATGAACGGCCTAGCAAGAATCGGTTCTCACATATACATGACGCCTTGCAATATGCGTTATTAGGTGGTGGTGAAGGACGGAGAGTGGTGTACGGTTTAGGGAAGTCCGCTTCCCATACAACCGTTGAAAGGGTTGGCTCACCTTTGTCCAGACAGAGAAAGGCTAGATTAGCTAGAGGAAGAAGAGTTGCTGGCTTATGATTGTCTGTTTCTGTGAAAGCCAAAACTACGGTACATGGAGATTGTTTACATTTTGGCGTAAGGGTTTTAACCACTGTTATATAGTAGACTATGACCCTAAAGCTAAAGTTTGGCTAAAAGCTGAATGTGCTAGTAAAAGTATGGTTTTTAATGCTTATAATGAAGATGAATCAGACCTTCTTGTTGGCTCTTTAATCGAGTATGCCACTTGTGTAGATGCAACAGGTAACAAGACTGCAATATATTTTCCACGTTGGCTTTATTGCGTTTCTTTTGTTAAACATTTCCTTGGAATAAATAAATGGTGGATTATTACACCTTATCAACTCTATTGTGAATTGCGTAGACAAGGACATCAGCACATCTTCGAGAAAGAACAAGGAGACTCAGATGGGTTCAGTATTCTCAAAACCTAAAATGCCTCAAAAATCTGAGGAACAGATTGCTGCTGAAAAGGCTGCTAAAGAGCAAGCAGAAAAAGATAAGTTTGCAGAAGAACGTAGAGTTGAAGACCAAGAAAGAAAAAAGCGTAGTAATCTTCTTGGCACTAGGTCTTTGCAGGATGAAGATCTACAAGGCTTTACAGGATTTAGAAGAAATATGGGAACCACTCCTTCTAAGGGCAAATCAATAAGGTATTAATATGTACACTGACTCAAGTTTCGCCCCACCAGTATCTGGCTCTAATGACGAGCAAGAGCTAAAAAGGGTTATGGACCGATACAAAAAGGCAAAGTCTCGCTGGATGTCTTGGTCAGATTTATGGGAAGAGATATATGATTACGTTCTTCCTCATCGTGAGTCTTTCTATCAGGAATCTCAAGCATCTCGTAGAACAGAAAATATCTATGACGAAACTGCTGTGGTGGGTTTGCCTAAGTTTGCTAGTCGCTTACAACTTGGTTTCTTTCCTCCAAATGGTCGTGCTTTCAGACTACAGCCCGGCCCCGAATTTCCCAAAGAATTAATGGGTTCTGGCTTACAAGAAGAACTAGATAAGATAACAGATTTGCTGCATGAGGGTTTGCGTAACTCAAACTTTAATGCTGAGATGCATGAAGGATTGCAAGACCTTGGTATAGGCACAATGAATTTATTGTGTGAAGAAGGTCGCTTTCAAGGTGACTTACATTTTTCATCTGTTCCCCCTACTAACTTGGCTTTGCTTCCGGGCCGCATGGATGGTGTGTCAGACTGGTTTCGCTGGAATGACTACATGGATATTACTGAGGTTAAACATCGTTATCCAAAAGCTAAGTACACTGAAAAAATGTCCAGTGAGCAAAAGCGCAATCCTAAACGTAAGACAAAAATTATTGAAGCGACTGTTTATGATGAACAAGACAAATTTAAAGACGAGTACACTTACTATCTTATTTCAGAAACAGACAACTGTATTCTAATAAAAGAAAGGCTAAAGGGTCGTGGTTCTCAGCCTTGGATTACAACTCGCTGGTCTAAATCAGGTTTTGAAGTATGGGGTCGTGGTCCTGTGCTGCAAGCAATGCCAGCAATCAAAACATTAAATCTAACAGTACAGTTGATTCTTGAAAATGCTGAAATGGCTATTGCTGGTTCTTATGTCTATGATGATGACGGTGTTTTTAACCCTGATAACATTACGATACAGCCCGGAACTTTTATACCTAGAAGTCCTGGATCATCTATAGAAAGCTTGCAAAGTGCTGGTCGCTTTGACGTAGCACAACTCGTCATCGATGATATGAGACGTAATGTTAGAAAGGCATTATTCATTGATGAACTTGATACTCGCCCGAATGCTCGGACCCCACTATCGGCCACCGAAGTTTCCGAAAGGCTTGCTGATGTTGCTCGTGATATGGGTGCTGTTGCTGGTCGAATGCAAAAAGAGTTCCTTCAGCCTCTGGTAGAACGCCTCATTTATATCTACACAAAGCAGGGACTGTTGGATATCCCGAAGGTGGATGGTCGTGAACTGCGTATCGTACCAGTCTCTCCCTTGCTTAGAGCGCAGGATCAACAAGACGTTTCTGACTTTGTTAGATTTCAACAAACTGTTGCATCCACTTTCGGGCCTGAGATTACTCCTGTTTTATATAATCAGGAAATGGTTATACGCTTCTTAGCGCAGAAGTTTGGTATCAAAGAAGAACTCCTAGCGGAACAAAGCCAAGTACAAGATAATGTTCAGATGTTGCAGCAGTTAATGCAGCAAGGACAAATGCCGCAATGAAGGAGAAAATAAATGTCTCAATCGATGGTCGTGGGTATCGCAAAGAAGTTGACGAAGACCTTAATAGTAAAGCCTATGGTTTGTTCGGCAGTGGTATCGGAAAAGATTTTTTACAATACTTGGAGTCGATCACAACGAATAACATATATCCTGCGGGAACTGGAATCGAAACTCTAGCCCATGCTGAAGGTGCTAGATGGGTAGTTGCAGTTATGAAGGCTAGGTGTGAGAAAGGTAGAAAACAGCATGACTAAACAGCTTACAAAAAGACAGAAAGCTACGATGAAGCGTCATTCTGAGCATCACACCAAAAAGCACATGGACTTTATGACAAAGAAAATGATGGATGGCAGCACATTCACACAAGCACATAAGTTGGCTATGAAGAAGGTAGGAAAGTAATGCGTAAAATACCACAAGCCCCTAAAACAAAAATACTAAAAAAGTCTAATGTTGTTGGAGACATAATCATGCAAGTTGGTCCTCATGCTGGTGAAATAGCTGAGTATGGTATTAAGGGATTAGGTACTTTTGGTGCTGGTGTTTATAGTTATGGAATAGCTAAGGGTATAAAAAAATATCACGATGCTGGTAAAAATTTACATAAATTCATGGGTAGAAACAGGAAGAAGTAATGGCTGGCAAACCAACAAATCCAAAATTATACGCAAAAGCAAAAGCTATAGTAAAGGCAAGGGTGAAGAAATGGCCCAGTGCATATGCATCAGGTCAGCTTGTTCAGCAGTATAAGAAGATGGGCGGCAGATACGCATGAGTCTAACCAAGTGGTTTAATGAAGATTGGCGTGATATATCCACCAAGAACAAGGATGGGAGTCATCCAAAGTGTGGTAGAAAAATGGGTGATGGTAGGAAATACCCAAAATGTGTACCAGCATCTAAAGCTGCATCTATGACTAAAGCACAGAAGACAGCAGCGGTTAGACGTAAACGTGCTACCAATCCCAGCGGTGGTGGCAAGAAACCTACTTATGCGAGGACGTAATGGCTAAAAGAAAGATGGGGCCACAGTCGTATGAAGACTTTTTCTCTTCTCAATCTAAAATGGGTAAGCTAAGAGAAGTTCAAACTCTTAGATATTATGAGGAAGCTGTAAAAAAGATAAACAGTTTTCCAACTCCACCACCTCAAGCAAAGTTAGAAATACCAAAAGGTTTTGGGTCAGACAAAAAGAAAGATGGCACAAGTGATAAGTTTGTTAAGTTTATTATTGATAGAATAAGCAAAGACGATAGATTAAAAAAATTTAGACCTTGAGGTTAAAATGGCAAAATCACCAGCATGGCAACGCAAGGAAGGTAAAGACCCCAAAGGAGGTCTTAATGCTAAAGGCAGGGCAAGCCTTCGCAGGCAAGGGAAGAACATCAAGAGACCTGTATCTGCTAAAGAAGCAAAGCGTTCGCCAAAAGCCGCAGCTAGACGTAGAAGCTTTTGTAAGCGTATGATGGGTATGAAAAAGAAGCTTACATCTAAAAAGACGGCTAATGACCCTAACAGCCGTATTAACAAAGCTTTAAGAAAATGGGATTGTTAAATGAAAAAAACACTTAACGATAACATTAAGTTTATAGCTCCAATGGACCCAAAATCAGTTAAATCTTTTCTTGATAAATCTTGGAATAGAGAAATGAGAAAAATGCAAATGATTGCCAGAACTAACAGATTGATGGGTAAACCTAAAAAATAAGGATACAAAATGTCAGAAGAACTACAAGAAAACGCAGAAGCACAAACTGAAGAGGTTCAGGCTGGAGAGTCGGAGCAACCTCAAGAAGTTACTCAAGAAAGACCAGATTGGCTTCCAGAAAAGTTTGAGCGTCCAGAAGAACTAGCGAATAGCTATCACGAATTAGAACGTGCTTTTTACACACGCAAAGAAGAACTACGCAATCAAATTGTTGGTGAACTCAATGAGGAAGCTACCAGCAGTGCGCCTATTAGCCCTGCTGATTATGAATTAAACTTTAACGCACCAGAAGGTGTAGAGTATTCTGTGGCAGATGATGACCCTATGGTAGATTGGTTTCGTGCTACAGCACATTCTTATGGTTTATCTCAAGAAGAATTTGATGGGCTTATGAATGAATACATACAGGTAGATGCTACTCGTGGCCCTAACTGGAATGTAGAGTCAGAAATTCTTGGTGAATATGCTGACAGACGTTTAGAAAGAGCAGATTCATGGGCGCATCAGCACCTTAGTGAAGATGCATACGAGGTATTTGCTAATATCCCAGCTTCTGCTGGTATGGTTCAACTGTTTGAAGAACTGATGGAATTGAATGGTCAACCTCAGTTTAACATGACTTCCGACACAGAATTTCAGGAAGTTCTTAGCAAAGATGATCTAAGAGCAATGCAGAATGACCCGAAATACTGGAAGGAAAAAGACCCTGCGTTTATTCAAAAAGTGCGCCAGGGTTTTCATCAGTACAGCAAACGCAATGAATAATGTGAATTTTCTAAAGCGTTTAGTTGTGAAAATGTAATGTTACTAGAAGGCCCAAAGGCAATGGATAATCTTCGGACCCTGCGTTGATGGATAACCAGATAGAACAAATGTAGTGTAACTTGTAAAAGGAGGGTGTTATGGCAACACCAACTATTTCTACCTCCTTTATCGAGGAGTTTGAATCTGGCGTCCACATGGCGTACCAACGCATGGGGTCAAAGCTTCGTAATACTGTTCGCACAGTGAATGGTGTTAAGAACAAAACCACGTTTCAAAAAATCGGTAAAGGTTTTGCAACGTCCAAGGCGAGACATGGTAATGTCGCTCCTATGAACATTGCACACACAAATGTTTCCGTAACCGTTGAGGATTTTTTCGCAGGTGAATGGATAGATGATTTAGATCAGCTACGCATTAATCATGACGAAATGCTTGTCGCTCAACAATCAGGTGCTTATGCACTTGGTCGTAAGACAGATGAGTTAATCCTAGACGCTATGGACGCAACAACTTCAACACATAATGAAACATCTAATGGCATTACATTGGCTTGGGCTTTCGGTCTTATGGAGCTTTTTGGCAATAACAGTGTTCCTGATGATGGTCAGCGTTATGTTGTTGTTGGCTGGGAACAGTGGTCACAGCTACTAGACATTGATGAGTTCTCAAGAACAAACTATGTCGGTGAAGCTGAACTGCCATTCAAAAATGCCATGACAGCCAAAAACTGGCTTGGCTTTATGTGGATGCCGTTCTCAGGTCTTAATGGCACAAATGGATCAGGTGCTGCTGGTACAACACACAAAAAGTGTTTTGCTTATCATGCTGGTGCTGTTGGTCATGCTATTGGTGCAGACGTAAGTTCTAATATGCAATATCACAACGATAAGGACTCATACTTTGTATTGAACAAAATGCAAATGAATGCGACCTTAATCGATGCTGAAGGTTGCTTTGAACTTGAGCTGAAAAATTAGGAGAGAATTATGGCATTCGCAAAAGCAAATCTTTCTCTTGTCAATTACAGCGGCAACGGCTTTCACATTTGGCACTATGTCTCAACAGCAGACAATAGCAATACTATTGATACTGCTGGTTACTTTAATGAAGCCTCATCAGAGATGAATGTAGGGGATGTTATCTTCGTAAACTCATCAAATGGTTTTGGCATTGTTAATGTTCTGAGCAACTCAGGTGGCACAGTTGATACAGGCGATGTCGTCAGCTTGGCAACAGATAGCCGATAATGGCTAAGAAACCTACAAAGAAGGAGGCAGTGAAAGCTGCCCCTTCACCTAAGCTAAAAACGAAAATGGTCAAAGGCCATAAAGTAACTTTTGGCAAGGGTGTCACTCTTGGAAAGGGTGTAACATGAAAACTATGGGCAAAAATGGTGGCAATGGTTTAACTAAAAAACAAAAGACTCTTCCACCCGCACTTCAAAAGAAAATCCTAGCTGCTAAGAAAGGAAAGAAAAATGAAAACAAAGAAAAAGGGGCGTAAAGGCGGTAGAGGTTACTAATGCCAACAACTCCATCTACAGATATTGAGGTTGCACAAAAGGCTATGGTCATGATTGGACTAGAGCCTTTGACTTCATTTACAGATAATACTGATGAAGCACTTGTCGCTAACACAATATTTGAAGATGTTGTTAGTGACTGCCTTGGTCAGCACACATGGAATTTTGCAACAGGTCAAAAGACATTATCTAGACTTACAGATGTTCCTGTAGATAGATGGGATGCTGCTTATGCATTGCCTACTAGTCCTGCTGTTATACAGGTTCAAACTGTTACAATAGAAGATGTTCCTCAGCAATATGACATTTATGAAAGAAACGTTTTTATAAATGCAGAAGAGGATGACACTGTTGTTTTAAACTATGTGTTTAGACCGGAAACACAGCATTGGCCTCCTACATTTACTATGTGGGTTATATTTAGGTTGGCTTCTGTTTTTGCCTTGTCTGTTACTCGTAAGGCAGATATTGCTCAGTCTTACACACAGCTAGCAGAAGCTCAGTTTAGAAGAGCCAAAGCCAGAGATTCACAACAGGTAACAAGTCAAGGTCTACGTCTTAACAGGTTTAATAGAGCCAGACTTGGTAGTGGCATTTATCAAAACATAGAAGGCACATAATGAATGGCACTGCTTCGTCAGTTCTACACCAACTTTACGTCAGGAGAGTTAACGCCCTTACTGTCTTCAAGGGTTGACTCTAATGCTTATAAAAACGGAACTAAAAAGCTCCGTAACTTTCGCATGTTGTCTCAGGGCGGTATAAGGCGTAGAGGTGGCTTTCGTTTTCTACAAACTTTAACTAATACAGCTTATCAGTCTGAAGCTTATATCTTTGATGAAGATGAAGCTTATATACTGCTTTTCTCAAATACAAAGCTAGAAGTAATAGATGTTACTGCACCTACAGTAATCACTCAGACAATAACAGGATGCCCCTGGACAACTGCCATGATTGGCGAGTTAAGAGTATCTCAGTCTGGTGATACAATGATTGTTGTTCATAAAGACATGGCTATGCAAAAGCTTACTCGTACAGCAGTAGATACTTTTGCTAGAACTGATTATGCTTTTGATGTTTCTAATAATAAAACATTACAACCATTCTTTAGATTTTCTGCACCATCTATCACTATAACTCCTGCTGCAACAACTACTGCTTCGCAAAACTTTCAAGCAAGTGCAAACTTGTTTAGCAGTAACATGGTTGGAGAAAAGATAGAGTTTACTGATTCTGCTGGAACTATTGTTCAGATATCAATTACTGGTTTTACAGACGCTCAGAATGTTACTGGAACTTTGAGTGCTGCAATAGCCAATACAAATGCAAGAGACACATTTAAAGAACAGGTTTTTTCCACAAGAAAAGGTTTTGCTCGTTCTGTCACATTTCATGATCAAAGACTTATATTCGGTGGTTCGAGGGATTTACCTAATCATTTATTCATGTCTAAAGCCGGAGAGTTTTTTAACTTTGATGTTGGTACTGGATTAGATGATGAATCTATACAAGTGCAGATAGCTGAAAACCAAATATCAGAAATCAAGTCTTTGGCTTCATTTAGACATCTGGTTATATTTACATCGGAGCAAGAGTTATTTGTTCCTACTTCGGAGAACAGACCACTTACTCCGTCTACTATATCAGTTAAGAAACAAACCTCTTACGGCAGCGGAGAGGTTGTTGCTGCTGATTTTGATGGTGCTTTGGTTTTTCTTACTAAGTCTAAAGGTGCAGTAAGAGAGTTTGTCTACTCTGATGTAAGCCAAGCATATAATGCTGATGCACTTACTTTGCTTTCACCTCACATAATAGGCATACCATCTCAGATGGTTTCTCAGCGTGAAGCACAAGACCAAGTAGAAGCTTATCTTTATCTTGTAAATAGTGATGGCAAAATGCCTGTGTTTATGTCAATTCGCAAAGAACAGTTACAAGGTTGGTGTGAGTGGTCAACACAAGGCAGTTTTAAGAACTTGGTTAATGTAAACCGACAAGTTTATTCTATAGTTGAAAGAACTATTAATAACTCAACAGTCACAACTTTAGAGCTTTTGGATAATACATACCATACAGATTCTGCATCTAAGCAAACTGGTTCAGCCACAAAAAACTGGACAGTTGCTCATTTACCCAACACTGAGGTCGTTGTTAAATCTGGTAACTATTCAATGGGTACTTATACAACAAATGGAAGTGGTCAGCTTACACTTACAGATGCTGTTACCAGTGTTGAGATAGGACTTAATTTTACACCAGAACTTACAACACTTCCCCCTGAGTTTCAGTTAAATGATGGTATATCTGTAGGGCAAAAGCGTAGAGTTGTTCGTGCTGTTCTTGATCTTAATGAAACACTTGATGTTAAAACAAAAGGTACAAGCATTCTTATAAGAAGAGTTACAGATGACTTTTCTCTTGAGCCAACACCAATCACTGAGCGTAAGGAAGTGTATTTACTGGGTTGGGGTAAAGAAGGTACAGTCACGATAACACAAGACCAGCCATTGCCACTTACAATCAATGGCCTATTGCTAGAGGTAGAAGTGTAATGGGCGTACAAATGCAGATAGCTGGTGCTGTTTTAGGTTTAGCTGCCGCTAAACAGCAGTCAGACATAGCAAAAATGGAGTCAGACTCTTATAAAGAGCAGGCTCACATGGCTATGATAAAAGCAAAACAAGATGAAGCAGAAAGAAATCAACAACTTAGAAGACAACTTGCATCTTTGGGAACAAGTGTAACTGCTTCTGGAATTGCCATAGGAACATCTGAATCATTTGGTGCTATAGCTGGTGCAGAAAAAGAAATAGCTAAAAAAGACATTAACAACATACGACTGATGGGCGAAAACACTAGAAGAAAATATGAAATTGGAGCATCAGGAAAAAGAGCGGGTGGTAGAGCTATTATGCTTGCTGGCTTAAGTAAAGCTGCTGGTCAAGCATACAGCATTGATAAAGGGCCAACAGACACATGAGTTTTAAACCAACAAAAGGAAGAACAATTAGTTTGCAACTTAGTGGTTTGCCAGATTTTTCTGGTTTTAGACAAGCTGCAAAAGCTTATGAAGAAATGGGTCAGCTTGCTTATAATATTGGCTTAGATGACCGTAGACGTAAGTATAATAATGCTATTATACAAGCTGAAGCAGATGGAAAAACTGCTGGAGTTACTTACGATAAAGATAATAATCTAGTTCCTTTAACTAATTTAAATTATGGCGAAGCGGCTAATTTTTTCTCAAAAGGTGAGCGTGAAGGTGTCCTTCGTGCTTACAGAGAATCTGCAATCAAAACTTATGTTGCTCATGCTACAAATGATATTGAAGCTGCTGCTGATGCAGAATTTATAAAAAATCCTTCTAAGCCAGAAGAAATAAGAAGTGCTGGGGCAGGATATATATCTGGTTTAGCAGAAGATTTGCCAGAAGAAGTTCGTCTTGCTTTATCCCCTAAAGTTGATGCCGCATTTAAAACAGCCGCATCAAAAGCCCTTGCTAATCAACGTAGAAATCAAATTGAGTATGCTGTTGAAGTTAATACAAAAGCTTTTAATACAAATGCGAATCAATTAGGCGTTTTGCTTGCAAAAGGTCCACCTTCTGAAAATGCTGAAGGCTATAATAAAAGAGTAGAAGAGTTGTTTGCAGAAAGCGAACAATATCTGGAAACCATTGCTTTAGAAACTGGTGATGAAGCTTCCATAGAAG